CTTTCTGAGTTTCAAGAGCCTTCAAGCAAGAACCGTAATTCTTAAAGCTCATGACTACTTTGAACGGCTTACCACCACCGAGACGACGTACAGTTACGTAAGCGTCGAAGATGGAAGAAAGGATGTTCGAAGCAGTGATCGCAGCACCAGACACGTTAATCGCCTGAGTGAACGGATACGCAGTCTTGGTAACACCGAGGATAGAAGCTGCACCACCGTTAGCGGAAGAGAGCAACTGGCTCGGGAGGTTATCAAAACCGTTAGACTGCTGACCATCGTTGTAGATTGCAGCGCTTTGAGCAACAGTGTATGCAGACAAATCCACACCAGTTGAACCACCGCGAGCAGTTACAACGAGAAGAACTCCAGAGTTCATGTTAATGGTGCTGATGTAACCAGTAACAGGAGAAGAGTTGTTATCGTCAACAATAACCTTCATTCCGATTTGGAAACGGTCTGGCTGAGCAACAGTGATGTTACCGCCAACAGTTCCGTCCGCAGTTGCAAGCGCAACAGCAGATCCAGTCAGAAGGTTCTGAGAAATCATGCCAGAGAGATAATCCGCATGACGAGTAATAGCGTCAGGGATGATCTTCAGGAAGTTCTGCTCAGAAAGCTTTCCGTGCTGAAGAAGGTCGGTTTCGTTGAACAGCATCGAGCCCCAAACTTCCTTGTACGCAGATACTTGACCGCGAACAGAGAGTTCTTCTGCAATGTCGTTAGACGCTGCAAGAGATCCGAAGGTCACAGTTGAACCAACTGCACCGAGGAACGGAATTACCAAATTTCCACCCAACCAGGAATCGTCCTGTTCGATGTTTTGGAGTGCCCAGTTACGTTTTTTGAGTTCGTCCAGAAGGAGCTTCTCTGGAAGGTACTCATTCAGCATATTGCTAAATGTACGAGTAGTTGCCATGTGTTAGTTTCCTCTCCCCAAAGGGAAATTGTTTATTTAGTAAGGTTGACCTTGAGCGGCTGCTTTCGCAAGCTTCTTAAGATCTTCAATGGTTTTTACTTGTGGTGCGACTGGAGAACTGGCCTTCCCCGACACCGAAGGGATAGTTGGTCTACTATTACCCTTTTGCGCTACTCCCCCAGCTTGAACACCGTTTTGGTTATTCCAAGCCACAAGTTTTGCAAACTCTTGAACTGCTTCTTGGACTGACAGATCTTTTCCTGTGGCGTTAGCCACTGCTGCTGCCCGAAGAATCACTTCGTTTTTAAATGCCCCAGGTTGTCCTACCCGAGCATCGTAACTTTCTGCGAGACTCTTGTATTCGCTATTAACAATAGCTGAATCAAGTTCAGAGTGTCTCTGTTGAATGGCTTGTTCTTGCTTGTATGTCTCAAACTCGCCCAACTTCGACTGCATCTCTTCATACTGTTCTTGCATGCTAGAGAGCTGCTTCTGATATTCGCTGTTTTTAGTATAAAGTTGCTGTTGATCTTGAGGCAAGCTCTGAATTTGAAGTTTATTGTAAATCCACTTCTGAATATCCCCTTCTGGGATATTGATGCTGCCGAAAAAGCTATCAAAGTCGCCGCTCTGTACATATTTCGACAACTTATCCAAATTCTTAGAGATTGTGTCGTACTTCCCGTTCACTTCTTGGTACTTTGAGTGTGCGTCCTTGTATTTTTGCTTAATCGTGTCAAAAGCAAACGAACGCTCAAAGACTTCCTTGAAGTTCTTCTCGTTCTCCTGGTTGATATACGACCTGAAATTCTCAGGAATCTCATATTCGTTATCATACGCCTTAACTTTGTAGTTAGGGGTCCACGCCTCAGCCGCAGGGGCAGCAGAAGCCGCCTCTGGAGCTGAACTTACTGCCACTTCTGGGGTACTGCTTACTTCCTGGGGTACTACTTCGTTATTTTCGCCTTCCATTTGCTTTCCTTTGCAATAATTTGGCCCTTACTGCGTGGGGTTTAACTGAGGCTGCGCTCCCTGTTGTGGAAGCACAGCCTCTTGTTGTGGTTGCGATGGAGAATTTTGCAAAAACCTATCCGCAGTCTGCGCAACAATAGACTGTTGCTGCTGCATGATGGACTGTTGAGTAGCGCCCTGCTCTTCGAGGCGCTTAAGCAACCAGGTAAGCGCATCATACGGAACTCTCGCTCTCATGGTTTTTGATGAATTTGAAGGGTCTGGTACATAGATGTCGCAAACGACCGCCATACCGGACATTGGGATAAACCCAGCAGCAGCTTCTTGAATCTTCCGCTGCTCTTCCGCTTCCATGTCCATAAGCTGCTGTACAACTTGCTGGTACATCTGCTGAATCTGTGGAGAAAGGAACTTGAAATCGGCCTTTCTCATGCGAGTAGTAAGACGCTTGATCAGATACTTCTTGTCGTCGTACATGTTTGGTTCCATGTACTGACCACGATCCATAGCAAGGATCATGTTTGTGCCGTTGTCGAAGTCCATGGTCAGATCTTCCGACGCTAGATCGTTGTTAGCGTATGGAGAAGTACGGATAATCTTACCGATATCCTTCGGATCGAGGTTAGATCCTACGTACTGCATGATCTGATTGAAAGTAAGCTGCTTACCGAGACGAGTCTCCATGTCCTCAGTACCAGGCTCAAGCTTGATCTGATAAAACAATGGAGAAGTGTTCTTAAACTCAGCCACATTGATAAGTTCTGCCCTACCAATAGCCGGAACAAGGTTAGCCTCCGTGTAGTAATTCTTAGCAAGTTCTAGCGTCTTTTCACAGAAATCAATGAGGTACTGTTCTATTTTCGACGTGTAGACCGAAAATTTCTTCTTCTGCTGAATACTAATAAACAGCATGGTGTACGGGTCGAGATTGGTAGGCTTCTCTTCCATCTCTTCCTGCAAATTGGCAGCTACATAGAACTGCTCAATCATCTTATCGATATACGGAATGTACTGGTCTCCAGTACGGCCCGGGATGACCACAGGAGCCTGTCCAGAGTACGAAAGCACCCGAACCCCAGGCTGTAAGCCGCCGTTCGCTACCTTAGTTCCAGCCTGAACCGCGAGCTTGTCGTCCCCAAGAGTAATCTGATGGGTAGCCACCTGACTGATGGCTCGGTTGATTTCACCCTGAATCGGGCGAAGCTGCTTAATAAAAGAGTAGTGACGTGGAGAAGTCGGGATCTCATCCATCCCTGCATACACAATCGGGAATACTCCGAACGGAAGTTCCCCTTCCCAAAGGATGCCCTTGTTGGTCGTGATGAAGTAGTAGCCGTTAGGGAACACATTGGACGGACGGATGTAGTACTCAAGCAACAAGCACTCGTTCTGTGAGCGGTCGTAGGCCGATCCGTTTCCATCAAAAATCAAATACGTCTCGTCCTTGGAAGCTTCGATCAGTTCCTGCTTCTCAGGATCATTCCCGATACGAGCACGAAGGTCGTCGATGTTGACCATTTTACGATAGCCAATGAACCACGACTCCATCATGGACTTCGCTTCTTTAGCGCGGAATACGTTAAATCCAAAGATGCGCTCAAATACAAAATCACCCGAGAAAATAGGCTTAGAAGGGTCTTTCTGTGGCTGCCCCATAGCATCCATCACAGGCATCCCCATCTCATCTACGGCTTGCGCGTAGTCTACGATCTTGCCCTTGTTCTCATCCCAGTAAATCTTGTGAAACACTTCCCCGATGCGGTTGAAGTCTTGCACGATCTCGCGAACTTTGTCGTTCCAGCGATGACGAGCTTTTACGTCTTTCCACACCGCATGATTAAGCTCCGCTGCTTTCTGGTCCTGTAGCTCGTTCTCATTCTTAGGCACCGGGGCAACCGACGGAGCGTAGGAAATAATGTTGTTTTCGTAGATTTTACAGATGCGCTGAATGTGGTTAATGGTCAGACGAATCTTTTGCTCTTCGGAGAGACGGTTGTCATCCCGAACACGGTTCCAGAACCGTGAACCTTTGCGAGCATAGTGCGACCCAGCTACAAGCAAAAGGTTAGAGCGTTGTTCTGCATAAAGATGGTTGTCGGCTTGTTCGCCATCTTTATACAACTTCATCAACTCATTGTGATCCAACTTCTTCATTCAATGTCCCTTTGGCGGAGGAGATTTTCATACTCTACGGGATCGTCCAGAAGCATCTGCTCTAGCTGCTCTTGCCTCAACGAAACTTCCTCTTTAGTAAGAGAATCTTTGGCCTGAGACTCTTGAATACCTGCTATTTCAGGTCTAACGAACACTGGCTCTGTGATCGGAGCCTTGTCAATCTGAAGAAAACTAAGTTCTAACCCTCCGTAAGAAAACCTAGCCACCCCATTACGACTACATACCTCTATAATACGAGATATTTCGTCCGTGTCAAAAGAAGTCCTCATAGAAGGAATTATCCACCCCAATAATCTCGTTCCAATTTTTGATTTCATCCTGAACCCCATCTAAGCTCATTTGCGACTCACTTGCAAACATTCTCAACCGATCTTTATTCCTCTCCACATGAGCCACCTCATGCGGACTAAGCTGCTTTGCCCGTACAACCTCCCGAACCGGGACGTACCCCACGTGTGAGAAGTCAAACGGTATCTTAGTTAAAGCGTACCGCATCGAGTCAACCGAGTCGTCCTTCGCCTTCCGCTTGTCCGTCCCAAGCTGTAGCGTCGTGAGCTCGTTCACGATAGGGTAGCACTCCTGCGTGTTGTCCACATCGAGCATCCCGTTCTTGAACAGCACGTTGATAATCTGCTCCCCTACGTCGTGCTTCTTCTCCGCAGGGATAAAGCTCAAGCCCATCCTATCCGTAATCGTCTTGAAGTCCTTCGCATGGTAGTCGTAGAACGCAGCAGTCACGTTCAGATCTTGCGACAACTCCATGTACTTGTTCGCCACGTCCGACATCGTGTAGATCTTGTCGTCCCCACGCCAATGCCGAAACACCCGACCATAGCGGTAGTCCGGCCTCACCGCCACGAAGGTTATAGCGCTCGGGTGGTTCTCATCTCCACCAGCCCCGATGTCCACCCCCACGTACACAGGCCAATGCGCCGGCACATTCATCGGAGCCTGGATATTCTTCCCCCGATCGAACGACGGATACTTCAAGCCCTCGTCCTTCACAAACCGCCCATACACCCGCCGCTGTACCTCGGCCTCTGACTTACACATCGCGATGGTCCGGTGGATCTTATCTGGCGTCCAGTGAGATGCTGTACCGTCCAAGAAGTACTGACAGTCAAACAGACTAGCCCGTAGCTTCTTCGCAAACGGCATCGCCTCCGTCTCCCCAGCCTTCGGCTCCATGCAAAGCCTCCAGAACTCCTGTCCCAGCGTCGCCGTGAACACCATACTAAAGTAGCCGTCTACTGCGTTCCGCCGGAAGTTGATCTCGTCCCACAGATCTAGCGGCAGCTCTTCATCGCAAGCCACATAGTCCACCGTACCGGACTGAAGATGCTGAGCATCCTGAGCGTACGTCTTGAAGTACAGCGCAACTCCGCTATTAAAGTAGATAGCGCTGATGTCTCCTCGGTTCTTGAACTCAGCCCGCCACCCATACTGCGGGTCGTCCTTAAAGTCCTCCTTCGGCAAGATGTCAGGCTTCCACTTCGTGTGAAACTCCGCAGTCGCTATCTGCGCCGTAGGATACAAATACCAGAACTGCCGAGGGTTTCGCCTAAACCGCTTAGGCCACGCCTGAACATTAGTAGCGTACTCCACTACCTTCCTAATCTGACTCGTCGACTTACCAAGCTGGTTTGCAGCCGTAAGTAGCACTGTCCTATCGTCCGAGTCCAAGAACTCCCGACTCCACGTATAGTCCTTAAACCCATATATATGAGGAAGCCCCCGAACCAACTTGGCCTTCTCTTGGAGGAGCTGGTACTTCTCAAGCTTTATCTGCTCAAGCTGATCACTCAAACAAGTTCATCCTTATGGTTGGCCGTCACTTCTATGACATCCTGAATCGGTGGACCGGAGGGCTGATGCGAAATCCCAGGCACCGCAGCCATCTCCTTCTCAAGCGCCGCAATCTTTTCGTCAATGTTCGCCGCAATAGATGCAAGGTCAGTAGTCTTAGTACTCGATGCTGCGTTAAACACAGTAGTGTAGCTTGTAGTCTCCTGCTTCATCATCGTAAGATTCTTCGTCTCCGACCGCTGCACGTAGCCGCCCTTCGCACGGAGATCAACCATCGCAGCAGCTTTCAACACAAGCTCGATAATCTTAGCGTCCTGAATCGACCCATCCGCCTTCTGAAGCGGGATATTAAGAACATCCCTAATCTTCCGAGTCGAAAGGTTAAGCAACCCCTTCATCACCGCCTCATATTCAGGCGGTCTACATAGAATGTACGCAAGCACATGCGTCCCATTGTTGCAAAGGTTGTGAAAGTGCTCCCTCGATATGACTCCCAGATACACATTGCTCTGGTTCATTATCTCGTTCCGAGTAGTAGATACCCGGTCATGCTCCATCCAGAAGTTAGTGCGCAGTGCCTCCACCGATGCGGTGGGCTTATAGTTGTAGCGCTCCTCAAGCGTTCTAAGAAGCGTGTCCTCATCCTGGTTAATCATGTCCTCTGGGATCGACACTACAGACTTCTTCATCGACTCAGGAAGCATGTTAATAAATGACCTGGGCTCTTCTAGCTGCTGAATATAAGAGTTGAACGCCAGCTCTTTCTTTACCGTCGTATCGTCTGCGAGCTTGCGTCGCCCAGTCTTCAAGCCGATTGGGTCTTGGTTAAGAGCTCGCTTTGCGTGGCTGATTTCAGCGTGGTTGGATCGGGGGGATTCGAGGATGCCAGATTTTTTTGCCTCAAGTTCCTGCCTTGTTCTTTCGCAGTTCTCGTCGATGCGTTTACGCCGCTTTTCTTCAGGTGTCATTAAACACAGCATAGCCACAAATCAAGTCTTGTAAATCAAAAAAGTAAAAGTTGGATGGCGCACGTTATTTAGACCAGGGCGAATCGTTAGCGACCACGAACCGCGAGAGCCCCCCCAGCCCCCCTATCCCCTTGATTTCATTGGGCTTTTCAGTGTCGTTATTTTACCAGGGCTATCCTGTTGATATCATTACACAATCCACCGAGTCGATCGGCTGGAGATTTTGCAGTGATCCGGTTCGGGCGGTCCGGTACGAACCTAGGGTTCGGATGGTTCGGCTCGATTATATGGGGTTTAGGTTCGGGGGTTCTAGGCAAGTCCCATACCAACCCTGAGTCATTATTCTTTCTACTTAAAGTGTTCCTTGTAACTTATTGAAATCATTGATAGTTTACATAATTACTATTATCAGAAGTAGAAGTTTTACTAATGACCCTTGTTTTTATTGGGGTTTTCCTGGTTCGGTTGGTTCGGGTGTGGAAGATATAGAGACCAGGAAAACTGCGATTTATAGGTTTAAATTTATTTTTAAAATATCACTTTTTAGTATTGTAAAATATTTTGATTTTGATAGTATCTCTTTATGGGCAGCAATTAAGCTTCTCAAAACTGAGGACTAAAAAATGATCAAGCTTCTATCTCTTCTTCTAATTGTTTCAGCTACTGTTTTTTTAAATGGCATTTTATCTGACGTTTATCTCAGCAAGTACGTAGTTGTTCAGCAAGTCGGCATTGCGGCAATTGTCGGTGTAGTGTTTTTTGTTGCCGGGTTTTTTATGGTGAAAAGTAAATAAAGGAAAGAGGACTAAATAATGAAAATAATCACTACAGTGAGAGCAAACGAGTATCAGTTAGTCGGCAAGCGTGTTGAGTTGGCATGCTCAAGCATTGAAAATGCTTCAAAGGTTTTCAGAGACTTCATTGAATCGAACGATTTTGGAGCGTCGAACTGCGCCGAAGCGTTTGTAAAGGAAGGACGCAAAATCCTGGCAAGGGTTAGCTATAATGGCAAGGTGTGGGAATTTGACGGAACAATTCACAACTATGACTCGGCTAAACTACTGTTTAATCCATATTGGATTGGAAAGGAATAAATATGAAAATGCTGGGGGGTTTTGATTTCGGGGGTGTTTTGATTTTTGGACTAGGGGTTGCGTCGGTCATTTGCATAGTGCAGGTGTTCGGAAACGCAATCCAATTTATGAACAAATGAGGACTAAGAAAATGAATTTACAAGAATATAAAAAACTAGGTTTTGATGAACGTAAAGCGCTCCCAAAAAAGATTCAAAAAGATATGGAACAGTTTCAGGCTGCCGACTATTTAAGTGAGTATCTGAATAATGCCGGGAGTAATGGTGAGGCGGTTAAAATTTATACATCAATCGGCAGTGTCGCAAAATCAGGCATGAGCCGAAGAATTAAGCTGTATGTAGTGAATGATGGGGAAATTATTAGAATTTCCCACATTACTGCAAAAATTATTGAAAGTAATTTTAATGATAATGGGGTCAGGATTGATGGGGCCGGAATGGATATGGGCTTTGCAATGGTGGAACATTTGGAATGGAAACTTAATTCTATTCTCGGAACAGTCTATAAATTGAAACAAATTTGGCTCTAAAATATCTGGGAGAAAAGAGGACTAACATGGAAACAAAAAAATACAAGGTTTTGAGCATTGACGCATTGGCAGGCATGGAAGAGGGAACTTGGGAATGGAATGCCTGGCACAACGTGGGAGAATTGGAACTGACAGATTCCGAATTGGATAATCCGATTGAAAAAATGATTCAAGAGGGTTTTTTGAAAGATTCAGCGAGAGGACGCGCTGAATTAGATGATGATGGACATAACGTGGTGATTTTGGACAAGGAAACAAAAGAACCGATTTTTGCCATTGAATACGGAAAGTAAGGAAAGAGGACTAAATCATGAAAAAATCACTTTTTACAGTAGGACAGTCATACTCTGAAACGTCCCCCGAATCGGTAGAACAGGGGGGCTTTTCAGGCAATGGGTGGGAATTTGAACCGGAAGAGGGTTTTTCTCTCGCTGATTTACTATGGGAAATAAAAAAACAAGGGATTGAATCCATAGAGAAAGGAAGGGATTCACTAGACATCTATGGGTATTGGCAAGTTGAATCATATCGAACCGGAGAAGAAAAACAGACCTGTATCCACGTCAAGGGAAGTGAAAGAGTTATCGCAAGGGTTTTGAAGATTATCGAAAAGAGGACTATATGAAATTTAAAGCGTGGGAATATATCGGATTTATTGAATTGTCACCATTGGGGACTTTTGACTCTGAGGAAGAGGCTATAGATGCCTTGCAAAAGGCATGGGCTTTTCAAGAAAGCTTAAACTTGATTGACGACGACAACAAAGAAAGTGACCATGAAATGTTTTGGGCAAATAGTAGAATTGAGAAAGTAGAGGACTAACATGGAAACAATTATTCATTCAGGTAACTTGCAGTGTTTTTTAGAGGTTTATGAGGAAAGCTTAAAAGAGGCTCGACTAAAATATCCCGACGATTATCAATGGTCGGATTCAGAATTTGAAAAGGTTATGGATAGAATGAAAGCATCCATTGAAAAAGGCACTTTTAACAAAGACAGTCACGCTTTTAAAATAACCTGCAAAAAATTAAACATAAAACACACTTATACCTCCATACGGGAATTTATTTCCTTATAGAAAGAGGATTATATGAAAATTGATTCGGAACTGGAGAAAATAAATGAATAATTGCGTCAAAGACTTAATCCCTTACGAAATAGAACTAACTGCCATCAATGGCATGAGATATCGAGACACTGTAAAATGGTGCCTTTGCATTAATTGCCAGGATTCTAAAGATATTGATGAAAGATTAGATTCTGACATAGTCGAGGAATTGGTATTCCCTAAATGAAAACACTACGTCAACTCAGGAAAGAGGCGGGGGTATCTCAGGATACCCTAGCCAAACAACTTGCTACCATTCGAGGCGGGGGGGCCTATCAGGGCCCCATAAGTAACATTGAAAGCGGGAAAGTATCCCCTACTGTCAAGCGATTAGCTGATTACCTAGAGGCTCTAGGCTATAAGCTCCAGGTGACAGCTATACGGTTTTTAAACCCCGAAGGTAGGGGAGGTGAGGGGGTAAAAACGGAAATTATAGCCTTGGAAAGCCTGCTGGGTAATATCCCTCGCGCAAAGGATACGCACGGAGAAGATTTGAAGGGTTTTGAATCTTCTTCAAAATTGGATTTCCCCCCGGTTCAAGATGCAAATTTAACCATTCAACAAATTGAAAGTGATGAAAAACTAGAATCGTTACTTTTGACGATTTTAAACAAATAGGGTTCGAACCATAAAGGGGTTCGAACCATACCAGAGGACTAATATGAAAACAAAACCATTCAAGTATTTAAAGCATAAAGGGCTGACCATTTACGTAGACTGGAGCATACCAGGCGAGCTTACTATCGACACTTGGAGCAAAGACTCCGAGGGGAAGACCTGGACCATAAAAACCCCGATCAAGAAAACTCCGAAGACCAAAAAAACCCCCGCGCAAAGGATACGCCTGAAACAAGGCTAGGGGAGGGGGATTCGAACCCCCGACTCATGGACCCGTTTCGGCCACCGCTCTACCCCTGAGCTATCCCCCGATGCGTAACCTTACCATAGGGACCAAGGACGGACCCTATTTTTTCTCAGACCCTGACTCGGTCCACAAACTTTCCTCAATAGCTGCACTCACTTACCCCATTAGGGACCGAAGGGACTTATAATTATAATAATAATATAAATATATAAGAGATAGTACATACGGTACATATACACCATATACATATATACCATATATAGTTTTGAAAACGCTCGGTCCCTGGACCCTCGGACCCTGTTTTGGACCTAAACCCCCCGAATCATTGAACTTTCCTAGGGACCGAACTTTCACCACACTCAGACCCTAAACCCCCCGAACCCCCGATCCGTTACTAACGCTACCCCTTAATAACAAAAACCCCCCGAATCACCGACTCGGAGGGTCTTCTAATAATCGTTACGCGCAAAGGATACGCACCTATCAGAACTGGGCAGGCTTCTCCTCAAGGAGTCCTAGATAGAACCCTTTTCGTCCGTTATTTCTGGCAATCCTCACCCCGAATAGCTTTTGAACAGCTCTTGAGATTGATCTGGTGTCTCGCTGGGTCGGTTGGTTGTAACCGAGCTTCTTGGCGATGTCGGTACAGGTGAAGAAGGTATTCCCCTTGCAGAAGATCCCCCGAACCGTATCCTCGACTGGGTCTTCGGCCTCGTAGATCTCGTTGTGGGAGCTTAGCTTCTCTATCTCCTGACGGTCTAGGTACCAGGAGTCCCCCCGCTTATAGGCAACCAAGAGCTCGGCCCATACTTGCTGCATGTCGAGCCCGTGGTCGGCTTTGATAGCTACTGTTTCGATCGTCCAGAAACGGCGGTTTCCGGTGTGGTCAGAAAGGTAGCTGCTCTCATTGACGGATGCGAAGAAGACGGTGCGACGGGCGAACTCGGAGGCTTCTCTGTGGTACGGGAGACGGATAAGATCGGTGTCTTTGGTGATGAAGGCTTTGAGCTGGGCGATGTCGGCTTTCCGGAAGGTAGCGTCTACTTCACCTAGCTCCACCATCCAGTTGGTGACTGCCTGATAGACTAGGTCCTTGTCTTTGGGGTCGAGCATGAGGCCGTCTTTGGAGAGCTTGAGGTGGGAGGGCACGAGCCTCTTGAACCAGTGGGTCTTACCCATGTTTTGCGCTCCACTAAACACCAGAACTCCGTGGGCGGATACTCCGGAAGGCTCGTAGGCTGCGGCGATAGCGGAGAGCATCCACTTCCGCATCAGCGTCTCCTTGAACCGCAGGGCCTGTGGGTCGCTGTCATCCGCTCCGGTGACTGTCCCGTAGAAAGCATCTAACCTCGATACCCCGTCCCAAGGGCTCGACTCAATCCACCGAGCCACGGGGTTGACGGTGTTGTTCATGGCTGTCAGAGCTACATACTCGGGAACTTGGTGGGAGGGGAGGCCGTACTTGTTGGCCTGTCCGGTGAGCCAGGTGAGCTTGTTGTTCTTTTCGGTGTCGATGAGCCAGGTGGTGTTCGGGAT